GCTAAAGCGGTTAAAGAGGCTGAAGTAACTAGACTTAAGAAGGTTATCGCTGATTTGGAGGCTGGTGGTATATGTCAATCATGTAACCGTAAGTTAGATGATGTTGATAATTCAGCGCATATCATCGCACATTCAACAACTATTGATAAATTGGTACATGAGATAACAAATATTATTGTTGTGATGGGTGATATAACTACTGAATTAAACGATTTGAATACAACAAAAGCACTTATTGATACCAAAAACAAGTTAGAATTAGATAAAGACCGTACAGAAGTTGAAATTGGTAGTCTTAGAAACCAAGTTGTTGCTAAGATGAATGACCTTAAGAAGTATAACCTTAATTTAGAAGCTATTGAATTGAATAAAAAGGTTGATATAGCTGTTTCTAAGGTTAAAACAGACATAGCAGTATGTGAACATACCAAAGAAGATACGATTACTAAGATTGAAAGAATAACCTCTGATATCAAGGTTAATAAAGATTCTATCATTACCAAAACAAAATTAATTGAAACTATCAAAAAAGAAGAAGAAATTGATAGGATTTTTAAAATCTATATTGATTTGGTTGGTAAGAAGGGTATAAGTAAATTAGTGTTACGTTCAGTATTACCAATCATAAATTCTGAGGTACAAAGGTTGTTAGAAAATGTGTGTGATTTCGAAGTTGAGATATTTATAGATGATAAGAATGATGTTCAGTTTTTAATAATTAAAGACGGTGTTTCAAAACCTCTTAAATCTGGTAGTGGTTTAGAAAAAACCGCATCTAGTTTAGCGTTAAGGGGTGTGTTGGGAAAACTATCGTGTTTACCAATGCCTAATTTCATAACATTTGATGAGATATTGGGTAGAGTAGCCGCTGATAACATTGATAGCTTAAAAGCGTTGTTTGATAAGATAAAAGATATGTATGAAATTGTATTTTTAATTACACACAATGATTTGGTGAAGGATTGGGGGGATAACATTGTTACGGTCAATAAACCTAATAACATTTCTTCTGTGATAATCAAATAGTTGTGAGATACAAAAAAAATTAGTACCTTTGTTAATAAACTGTAGATTATGAAATTTAGAAATTATTGTGTGGTGATTTTAGGTGACACCAAAAATGTCAAAGATGAAATCCAAAAAGTTAGTGAAACAGAACCCAATGTATTGGATGCCAAGGGTATAGTTATTGCAACATTTTCCTCATTGATGGAACCAATTGAATTAAATGATTGGTTTGTTGAACACAAAAGGAGTTTTTTGATTTTTGACTTAAATGATGAGGGTAGTCGTTTTAACATTACAAAAGAACACATTCATGAAGGGTTATTTGGCTTTTTACGTAATACTGATATTACAGAAATGACTAAAAACTTTGCCAAAACACTAGAAGAAACTGATGAAAAAAAGGTAAAAATAAAAAAGAATAAATTAAATGAAGAAACCATAAAAAAAATGACGAAAAGTGACCGACAAAATTTGTTGGATGCCTTGATTGATGAGGGTATTGATAAGCTAACAGAAGATGATAAAAAGTTGTTACATTTGCTTGTAAATTAGCTAAAAATACTTGACTTTTACGTAATTTTTATTATATTTGTAAAAGTAAAATAACAGAAAAATAGAGTGATTAAAAAGTTTAATGAGTAGAAAATTTGTAAATTTTGAAGACGATGATAGTATAGCTAAGTATTTCAAGGATGTAAGGAAATCGGTTATTTTAACGCCAAATGAAGAAATAGAATTGGCTAAAAAAATTAGAGGTGGTGATGAAATCGCAATGCATAAATTGGTTAATGCTAATTTAAAATTTGTTGTGTCAATCGCTAAAGAATATCAAGGTCAAGGTTTGCCTCTTTCTGACCTAATAAATGAGGGTAATTATGGCTTGATAAAAGCGGCCAGTAAATTTGACCACACCAAGGGTTTTAGATTTATTTCTTATGCTGTATGGTGGGTTAAGCAGTCAATAATTCAAAGCTTAAATGATAACGCTAGGATTGTTAGACTTCCAGCCAATGTGATAAGTAAAATTTCATACTTAAATAAAGAAATATCAAAATTTGAATCTGAGAATGAAAGAGAACCAGTTTTCGGTGAAATTTTTGATAAAGATAAAGAAGTTATGAGCATAGAAAGATTCCCAAGATGTGCATCATTAAATGATATAATAAATGAAGATGGTGATGAATTGATAGAGTTAATACCAAGTGAAGTTGAAGATGAAAATAAAATAATAGTTGATGAAAGGTTAAAAACAAAATTAAACAATACCTTATCAATATTAGATGAAAGAGAACGAAGAATTATTGAATTATATTTTGGTATAAATTCTGATTGTGAAGCAATGACGTTAGAAGCAATTGGTGAAAAGTATTCCTTAACCAAGGAAAGAATAAGACAAATAAAAGAAAAAGCAATAAGAAAATTAAGACATAACGCATACGACTTATTCGTATTAATTAATGAATAAGGAAAGGGGTTATGACCCCTTTTTTTATTCGTTATATTTATAAATAAACAATATTATGAAAATTAGATTTAGTCATGTTATTTTTATTCTAGCATTAATCGTTGCTAGTTGCGCTGCTTATTTTTCAGTTTGGGGGCTTAGTCAGCTTTTTGCTGGTGCGAGTACCGCTGTTATAATTATGGCTAGTGCTTTAGAATTGGGCAAGGTTATCACAACAACCGCATTACATAGATATTGGAACAAGATAGCTAGAGGTTTAAAAATTTATTTAACCGTTAGTGTTGGTGTACTTATGATTATAACATCTGCTGGTATATATGGATTCCTTTCCAATGCTTATCAAAAGACAGCAAATAAAATGGAATTGCATGATGGTCAAGTTGGAATATTAAACGACAAAAAAATCTTATTCCAAAAAGGGATAGATGAAAATCAAAAAATAATTGATAATAAGAACAAAAGAGTTGCTCAGCTAACCGATATACGTATTAAACAAGAAGATAGGTTAGACATAGCTAAAAATAACAAAAATAGGGATAAAGCTAGGGGTGATATACAAAAAGCTAACGATGAAATACAAAAGTTGACAAATGATGTTGATGCCTTAGCCGCAAAAAACTCCGTATTATCCGATTCAATTAGCAAATATACAATAAAAGCGTTAGAGACTGAATCAAATAGTGATGTTGCTGGTGAAGTTGGGCCGCTTAAATACATATCAGAATTAACTGGTCAACCAATGGCTAATGTTGTTAATTTCTTAATATTATTATTAATATTTGTTTTTGACCCATTGGCCATTGCTTTGATTCTTATAACCAATAAGGTTTTTGAGTTGGAAAAAAATGATGGTGTAAATGATGGTGTAAATGATGGTGTAAATGATACACACGTTGAAGAATCTGATATTGCTGAATTAGATATGATTCAACCAGACATTGAAGAACAGATAGTGGATTCAGATTCAATAATAGAACCAGAACCTATAGTGCAGCCAGAGGTGGTGTCTAATAAGATAAAGTTAGAAGATATTAAAGAAATAAAAAATAGAGGTTATTCGGTGGATGTACCACAACCTAAAAACAACAACACTATTGAAAGGATAGGTTCTAACAAGGTGGTTAAAAATGGTGATAATAATAAAGTTTTTTTTAAGCGTAATTAATGTTAATTGATACAACTACACATAGTTTATCCGATTTTAATTACGTACCTGTTGAGTATGTAAAGTCTCAAATCATATTGGGTTCTACGCATAATAACGATATGAAACACATCATCGGATGGAGTCATAGATATAATGGAAAATACAAGAAAACCGCACCATTTACAATAGATAAAAATGGTTTGATATATCAGCATTTTAACCCTAAATTTCATTCTAAGTTTTTTAGAAATAAACAACTAAATTTAAAATCCATTGTAATTTTATTAGAAAATGATGGTTGGTTGTTAAAAGATGATGAAAAAAATGAATTTATTACGTGGTCTGGTAATATTTATAGTCAACCGACAGACGTTTTTGTCAAAAGATGGCGTAATTATAACTATTGGGTCCCTTATAGCCAAGAACAATTTGAATCGGCATTAAAATTAGTGACAAAGTTATGTTATGATTTTAATATACCATTAAACGCTATTAGTCATAACACTAAGATTGATAATTTAGCTGATTTTAATGGGGTGTTATATAGGAGTAACTTAGAAAAATATTATACAGATTTGAACCCAAGTTGGGATTTTGAATTATTTAAGCAAAAATTAGAAAAAAATGGATAGAATTAACGAACACGATATGACCAAAAAGATGATGGATATCATCAGAGGTGGTTATAAGTCTAAGCTTATAACCGAAGCCGATGAACAAAAAGATGTTATCTCACCTAAGAAAGGTGATGCGGTATTCAACTCTGAATTAAAGAAATTACAAGACACAGTAGACCCACAGGTTGAAATAACCAACTTTAAAATTTATCCTACAGATGGTAATGTAATTATTGAAGGTGTGTTCTTAAAAAAAGAAGCGGATAATACTGGTATAACCTTCAGAATGGCATTGACCGCTGGTGAAATAGAAACTAGTATGAACAACATTGATTTGAGTGATAAAGTAAGTATACTATTACAAAAGCTTAAAGGGTATTATGAAAATTGGGTCGATGAATGGGCCTTAAAAATAAGTAACGAATATAATCAAAATACAAACTAATGGAAATTAAAAAATTAGACATAAAAAACATATTTATTATTATATTGGGCTTTGGTTTAATAATCAGTTTTTTTATTGGTCAAAAGTCTAATATAAATTATAAAAAAGACGAATTAAAATCATTGCACGATTCGAATGAGTTATTATCAAAAAAGAATGATAGCTTATTAACAATAAATTCTATTTTAGATAAAAAGATTGCTTTAATTAACGTATTGATTGAACAAAACAATAAAAAATTATCTGAAACACAATCACAATTAGACAAATTAAAAAAGAAAAGAAATGAAGTATCTAATCATGTTAACAACTTATCTGCTGATGGCGTTTCAAATGCATTCTCAGACTTCCTCGATAAAACCACCAAGGGTACAAACAATAATAAATAATGGTGATACCTTAATACAAATGAAGTTTTCAGATGCTAAGGTAATCTTGAAAGCTGTATTGGATGGTGAAATTGCGGATAGCTTATTATTGGTGTATCAAGATAGAGATAGCTTATTGCGAAAAACGATAACATTACAAGTTTCTGAAATAAGATTGTTAGAGTTAAAAAGCGATAATCAAGAAATCCTAGCTAAAAATTTAAATTCTATTATTACCAATAAAGATAGTGAAATAAATATATTGAATGATATTATTGTTAAGCAGAAAAAAGAAATTAGAAAACAAAAAACACTAAAAGTCATTGGTTTTATTGGGTCTGTAGCCCTACCAATAGTGACGTTATTAATAATATTGGGTGTTACCAATTAATAACTTAAAAAACAGAATAACAAAAGCCCTATTTAGGGCTTTTTTTGTTTTATTTACTATATTTATAATAAAGAATTAACTAATGGCAAACGATACAACAAAATCTGATATCAATAAACAGGTAAAGATTTACATGGATAGTTCTGAGTTTAAAGCTAAGATAGAAAAGATTGTTAAAGATAAATTAAAAAACGAAAAAGAAATTGAAGACAAGATGGTTGAGATTTCTAAAAATGTGCTTTCACAATTATTTAAAACTCTATGGGTTAAACGAACAACTTGGAAAAATAACTTAACTAATAAAAGTAGTTAGAATGAAAAAAATAAAAATTACCGAACAACAAGCTAGATTACTTGGTTTAAAACCTAAGAACGTCATCAAGATAACCAAAGAGCAATATAATAGAATATTTGCCACTGGTGTTATCAAAGAAGAAGCTAACCCTATTGATAATTCATTTAAAAAAGCCTTTGCTGGAAAAGATATTGAAAATTTGAAAGAAGATAATTTTAATATTAAAAAACCTAACACTTCAATATCAGCTTCGGCCCAAGGTAGATTTGGTCAAGATATGATTGAAAATGAAGGTGGTAACGATACTGAAGTAAAAGAGCTTATAGCTTATTTATACCGCAAAACAGACGAGTTTCCACAATCTTTGGTAGATAAAGGTTTAACATTTGACAAAATATGTGATATGCTTTTATCAAAAAATATAATAATTGATGATAACGGAAAGTTCTTATTATCAAAATCATTAGGTAGTCCAGAAAACGCTATTAAAGCCGTTCAAGACGAATTAAACACACTAACTGGTGGTCCAGTAGAAGAGCCATTAGAAGCCCCAGAATTGGAAACTGAAGATGTTGGTGATTACCCTACTGGTGCTGATATGGACCCAAGAGCCCCTTGGAGAGGTGAAGACCCAGTTTTACCATTTGAAAAAAGAAGTAGTACTTCTAAATTTCAAGTAGTAGCCTTTAACGGTGAAATAGCTATCCTAAAAAATCAAAAAGGTGAATTATTTGTTTTTTATTATTATGACTTAGATAGGGATGACTTAGATAGCGATGATTATCTGATTTCAAATTATGTTAACGATAACATCAATAATTTAAAAATGGGTGTTGGTCTAGATGATTATGAAAATGGTGTTGATTTAGTTAAAATAGATGAACCATTAAAACAAAGTTTATTGTCACTATACGATAAAGATAAAGAAATAGTATCAGCATTAGATAATATGAACGAAGGTGATGACGCAATGGATAATTTCAAATCAAGCACAAAAAAGGCGTTTACTCCAGACCCATCTAAAGCTGAAAAATCACCAGAAGAACTTCAAAAAATTAAAGATAAATTAGCCGATATAAGGGCAAAAGAATTAGAAAGAAGAGCATCCGAAGATAGTGTTGAAGAAACTACAAGTGCTGCATCTTCTGGTTCGTTTACAGGCCCCTTAAGCGGTCCTATGGTTAACAGAGAGATGCCAGTTGATACAAACCATCTTGATGTACCAATTGTGAAGGAATTTGAGCTAGGAAAAGGTTATACACACTTTGCAATTGATAAGGCGAGTGGTAAAATAGTTGATGGTTGGGATTATAAGGGTCTAGAAAATGACGAAATTAAGCATTATACTACTATTGATTTAAAGGATAATTTTCCAAATGTAAAATTATCTAATTTTAAAATAGTCACCAAAAAATTTTTAATCGCTAAAGGTATCATCCCAAGTGATTCAACCAATTGGTTAAAGAGTGATGAACACACATTAACTGAAATGACATCTGGGAGTGGTAGTATGGGTGCCTATGATGCAAATGCATTACCAGGAATAAAACGTGATGGTTCTTTTAAAGAGACCAAACCAACCAAGGCGCAAAAGAACACACAATATGCTGGTGGTTCTTTTGTTGAAATGGGTGATTGCACTAAGATGAATAACAAACCAGCTGGTTCTGGTTGTAGTCAAGGAGCGGTTGATAATGTTGTAAAGCTTAAGAAAACAGCCTCAAATGTAAATGCCCCATCATTAGGTGGTGGTAAATAATAACTTTACAAAAAAATAAGATATTTATTATAAAACCAAAAAATGGATAAAAGAACAATAAAAGACATCTTAAAAGAAAAATTTATATCCGAAGCGGCAAATAATATTACAACACCAGCCATTAGTTTAAACAATAAGCTAAGAAAGGATAACGCTAAGGTAAATAAAGATGGTTTAAAAGATGTTGAAAAGAAAGTAAGTGACTTTGAAAAAGGTGTTAAAGACGACCCAAATGCTAAGCAAATGGCACCTAATAAGTTCAACTACGATGATGATTTTGAGAAAACTTATCATGATGAAATGGAAATCATGAATGGTCAAGAAATGATACAATATGACAGCAAGCCAGATGAAAATTATACCAAAAGAGCTGAAGAAGCAATTGCTGGTAGTTCAAGAATGGGCAATAACCCAGAATGGGCAAATGTTGTTGATAAACAAAAAGGGTTTGAAGGGCCAGATTTCGGTAAAAATTTAATCAAGAAAATCAAAGCTTCAACCAAGAAAAGAAATGAACAAACACCTACTCTTAACTTAAGAGGTAGAGATATTCAAGCTGACTTAAAAGATACAGGTCACAAACCTTATGCTATTGAAGAATCGGTTAATGAAATGGCTGCACCAGTACCTCCAATTTCGGAAAAAAATAGAATGGTTATAACTAATTGGATTGAAAAAATTGGAACCAAACAATCTGCTGAAAAACTTATAAACGCATTTAGTCAAACAGGTATGGTTTCTGATTTTCCAGATTCAATTGAATATGGTACAGGGCTTAATAAAATAGAAGCCCTTTTATCAAAACAAGATTTTGATAAAGCTTTTTATATCGCTAAAAACCTAGCAAAAAAATTAGAAAAGAAAGCCATGAAAGATATGGGCTTATATGAAAATAAAGACACAAATAACACCCCAATAATAAAACAATCTATGAAAAGATTAAAATTTAAAAATGAGTTCAAAGGTTTAAACAACGCCTTGAAATTAATACCAGAAAATTACAAAGTAGATTCTAAAGAATTTGAAATGACTGATGGTAATGAAAGCTATAAAATTAGATGGGAAGGCACCGTTAATGAAGGTAGAGCCATCGTTTTAACTGCTAATGATAAGAAGCTAGTTAATGAAGACATTCTTAGAATGAAAGCATTATTTGGTTACAAATCTCAAGATACACTTGGTCTTGTTAAAGGTAACGCTAGAATTAACGAAAACAATGTTTTCGGTGATATCTGGGGTAAATCAAAACAACTTTTAGGTGAATCTGAAGAAATTGAAGGTGCTGATGCAGCTGAAGGTAACTGGGATGATGAAACCAAAAAAGCTCCAGAGGCTACAAAACATGTACAAGGTTCAGTATCTAAAGATAAAGGAACTCAAGCACCAGCTGCAAAAGAAGGTGATTTAGATGATGCTGTATCACAAGCTCCAGAAGCTAAAAAACACGTTGAAGGTTCCGCTTCAACAGAAAAAGGTACACAAGCTCCTAAACCTAAAGAAGGACATTGGGAAGATACTGGCATAAGCCAAGCTTCTGAAGCAAAAAAACACGTTCATTTAAAAGAAAATGAAGTGGAAGAAGATATCATGGAAATGGAATATGAAATGGAAGAAGATATCATGGAAGATGAAAACGTAGAAGAAAAGGTAGATATCATGGAAATGACTTATGAAAATGTAGATGGTGAAGAAGAAGATAAAGAAAAAGAAGAAGATGAAGAATAAACATTTTAACAAATAAACTTAAAAGACCCTCAGAAATGGGGGTTTTTTATTTTACAGGATATTTATTGATATAACAAGATTTAAATAATTTTAACATGAGTCTTAAAAAGTTACAAGAAAAAATTGGTGTGAAAGCAGATGGTGTTTTTGGGCCAGCAACGCTTAAAGCAGCGGCTGCATATTATAAAATGACCCCAGAAAGAGCGGCACATTTTTTTGCACAAACATCTATTTAAATAAAGTGCTTCGCAATTTTTAAGTTAGTTAACTTTTTATATATAACGTGATATTTATTAATAAAACAAATTATGTGTGGAATTTATAAAATAATTAACTTAATTAATGGTAAAATATATGTTGGTAGTTCTGTTAATTTTAAAAACAGATTTAAATTACATCTAACAAGATTAAAAAATAATAAACATCACTCACCAATATTACAAAATAGTTGGAATAAATATGGTGAAGATAATTTTAATTTTGAAATAATTGAAGAATGTGATAAATTAAAATTAATTGAGAGGGAACAATATTATATTGATGAGTTAAAACCATTTTATAATATTTGTAAAATTGCTGGGAATTCTTTAGGAAGAGTTGTAGGTGATGAAACAAGAGAAAAACTTAGAAAAGCTAGTACTGGTAGAAAACACAGTGATGAAACAAAAGAAAAACTTAGTAATTCACATAAAGGATTAGAACATTCAAATGAAACTAAAGAAAAACTTAAAAATATTAATTTAGGTAAAAAACAAACAAAAGAAACTATTGAAAAAAGAGTCTCTAAAAATATTGGTCGTAAGAATAGTGATGAAACAAAAGAAAAAATGAGTAAAGCTCATACTGGTAAAAGAATGAGTAAAGAATCAATTGAAAAGACTAGACAAGCTAATATTGGAAGAATACCTTGGAATAAAGGTAAACAAATGTCTGATGAACAAAAATTAAAAATAAGTGAAACAATGAAAAATAATAATAAAAAACAATAAAAAGATAAAGATGACACCATTACAAAAATTACAAGAAAAAATAGGTGTAAATCCAGATAATTCATTTGGGCCTACTACATTAAAGGCAATGAGAGATTATTATAAATTAAGTGATGAAAAAATAGCTCATTTTTGTGGACAAGTTGCACATGAAACAGGTGGTTATCAAACATTCACCGAAAACCTTAATTATAGTTCAGCTGGTTTGATGAAAGTTTTTGGAAAGTATTTCCCAGGTAACCTAGCCGACCTATACGCTAAACAACCTGTTAAAATCGCTTCTAGGGTTTATGGTAGCAGAATGGGTAATGGTGCCGAAGCTACACAAGAAGGATATAAATTCCGTGGTCGTGGTGCTTTACAAACAACTGGTAAAAATAATTATAAATTATTGTCTGAGCATTTAGAAAAACCAGAAATAATGGATAATCCAGATTTGGTAGCTACTGATTACGCATTTGAATCAGCTATTTATTTTTTTGATAGCAATAAGTTATGGGCCATTGCTGATAAAGGTGTTAATGCTAATACAATACTTGCTATGACCAAAAGAATCAATGGTGGTACCAACGGTTTAAAACATAGAAGTGAATTAACCAACAAATATTATGGTTGGTTAAAAAGCTAAACTTTATTTTATAAATAGATAACCTATATTTGATAGATATGGGTGAGAATAGCAAACATAAAAATTTTTTGGCGTATATAAACAATCCTATGAGTATTGAAAGCATTATGGTAATATATGATGCTAATAATGTTACGTTCCAAAAATGTGAGTTATATGGTGATTTTGTTCAATCATTATTGCGTATAGTTTTTGACACATACATGGGTGATGACGTGACTGACTTAGTTGGTCAAACAAAACACTTTAAATGGTGTTGGGAGAAAAATATACAAAGCTTTAATTATGAAGGTTTTAATTTTCAAGACAATAAATTATATGATTATTTTTTAGAGTTTATGCTTGAGGTGTTTTATACATCTGAAAAAAAGGGGTTAGATTATATGGATGCAAATACTATTAAACTATGGTTTGATATTTTTGATTACAGTAAAATTAAAACAAATTCAGAAATGGACACCTTTATTGAGGTATATAAAATATTTGAAAATTCACTCAAATCAATATAAAAATTGGTTTTAGTGTTTATTTTTTAATAAAAATTAGTAGTTTTAAATTTATGAGTATAGATAGGATTTTTAGTTTAGTTTTAAACGATTTAACATCTGATGTTTTAAAACATGAGGTTGAATTAGAAAGATGTATAAATGATAATACTTTACCGATTGATGAAAAATTATCAACGATTAAAGAACACTTAACAAAAATAACAATAACAGAAGTTAATATCGCTAAATTTAGCGATATGCTTAAAAACCAAAAAGAAGAAAAAAATGGAGAAGTTTAATGAATTAAAGGCATTGGTTGCTGGCCTAGAAGATGATGCAACAAAATTTTTTGAAAAAGATAACAAAGCTGCTGGTGTTAGACTTAGAAAGGGTCTTCAAGACATCAAAACCTTAGCACAAGAATTACGTTTATCTGTATCTGAAAAAAACAAAGAAGATAAGTAATCATGGTTTTAGAAATAGTAAATAGAGTTTTAATAATCGCTTTTATAATGTCAGCATTGGTAACAATTCGACATGTCTACTATTTTATTCAAGCTTTTTTAACATCAACTGAAGAATTACCGATAAAATATAAGTTATCAAAAACCGCATTGTTTTTTTTGTGTGTTTCTATTGCCTATATGATATCAATTATCTTCACAGGAATTAAAATTTAAATATATGTCAAATATACAAAAAACACTTGATTCATTACAACCATACGTAATCAGTATTAGATACGTAGACGGTACGCCAGTTGTGGATGCCATTTTTAAAGAAGGTTGGACGGTACCAGATGACTCAAAGATTAAAAAAATAAAGGGTAATGATGATATGAATTACTTTATGATTTTTTCCGAGGTCGAAGGTATAGGTTTAGATGAATTATTAGCGTATGTTGATAGAACTATAAAGCTTAACCAAGAACGTGAAAAGAAACACGATTTACTGCGTAAAAAGGTAAATGAATTAAAAGAACTATTCAAAAAAACATCACTAACCAAACTAAGTCGTTTAAAGTTTGGTTTTGAAGATGAAGACCTTACACCTAAATTAGATGACTTTGACGTAGATGATGAATTTGATGAACAAACATTTGATGAACCATCAGTTATTCAAACATTTGATGAACCATCGGTTATTCAAGAACCCAACACCAAACCTTCAATAACTAGCAATGTACCATTCTTAGATGAAGATGGTAAACCAATTGAAATGACTGAAGAAGAAAAAGAAATGTTGGAAGAAGAAGCTAGAGCTGAAAGAAATAGAAAGGTCTTAGAAAATAAAAAACCAAAAACTATTAACCCTATAGCTAAAAAAGTGGAATTACCACCTAAACCAAAACCTCAGCTTTCAATAGCTGATAACGACTTTGAAACCGATTGTGAATGCGGTCCAGATGAAGCATGTGAAAAATGCATAGACCAAAAAGGTTACTAAAAAAAAAGCCCTCGTAATGAGGGTTTTTTTATTCTTTGTTGTTTGTAAATCCTCGTTCTAAGAATTCTTGTAATGTATGTATTAACCAAACACCAGCGGTTGCTAATAAGCCGTTTAAAAATACCATTAAATAAACGTTTTCAACACCCAATGAACCCACAGGTGTTAGTTTGGTATAACCCATCAAGAACATAATAAAACTAACGGCAAAACCCATCCAAGTGCCTAGACACATAAAACAAGTAAAAAGCTTATGTATACTATAGCCACCAGTACCAAATTTTGCAAGCATATCTCTCCAACCTTGAAAGATAGAACCGTAAATCATATTGTTACAGGCTCCGTAACAAATAAGAATAAAAATAAGTGTTTCCATAATTTTTATTTCAATAATAGGGATTCTATTATCAATAGTAAATATTTATAAAGATGAAAGCATTTATTAAACAACTTTTAAGAGAAAATATTGATAAAACAATAACATGTAAAAATTGTGGGTGGCAGTGGAAAAAGTCTGAAGGTGGCCCAGATATGTATTTTTGTCATAAGTGTGGGTGTGATAACACTCCAGATAATATAAAAGAAGAAAAAGAAAAAACAGAATCAGCTGGTGCTTTAATTAAGTGTACAAAAACCAATAAGGTTTTATTGTTACTTAGAAACGATAAGAATCCAACATGGTCTTGTGTTGCTGGTGGCTTAGAAAAAGGTGAAGACCCACTTGAAGCTTTAAAGCGTGAAATCAAAGAAGAGCTGTCAATATCTAGCGATAATATAGATTTTAAAAAAATAGGTGTTGAGTATATAAAGGAAAAAAATATGGATTTTCACTACTATGAAGCATTTACTTCTACTGAATTTTTACCTAAATTAGACCATGAAAATATAAAATTTTTGTGGTGTGGTAAAGACGAAATACCTACCCCGTTATTTGATGGTGTGTCTCAAAAGATAAAAAACATATGGAAAAACAATTAACAGATACAGAAATAATTTCTGAAATAAAACTTGAAATAGAGGGTTTTAAAAAAGAAACGGAAGCAACAACTGCTAGTAAAAATAATTTTATTAAAGAAATTAAATCTGGCTTGGGTTCTGAAATTAAACAAAAAGGTGGTCGTGTTATGGTGGTTAAAAAAACCAAATTCCAAAAAATGACCGATTGGCTTAAAAAGATATTTACAAAATTTTAATTATGAATTATACACAATTAGTAGAAACAGTTTCAGAAATAGTTGAAAACCAAAAAATACAAAAGGTTGGTTTGGTACTTACATATGAATTAGCGGAAGATAAACTAGATAAAATAAACAGGGAAATATTCGCAAAAACTAACCCTTATTCTAGTGCTTTCATACCAACAGATGGATTTGAAGTTATGTTAGGTGGGGTACTTGTGAAATTCAAAAAGATTTAGTACCTTTGCTTCATGGCAAAAGAAGCGAAACTATTAATTGATTGGCCAGAACATACGTATGTTGCTGGCTTAGACGAGGTTGGACGTGGTTGTGGTGCTGGCCCAGTGGTCACCGCAGCCGTAATCCTACCTAAAGGTTTTTCGTCACCCCTTATTCGTGATTCCAAAAAGCTAACTGAAAAACAACGCAACGAAGCGTATAAATTGATAACTGATAACGCATTATCAATATCTTGTAACGCTGGTTCAGCAAACGAGATAGATGAAATAGGTATCAACAAAACAACCTTTAAAACAATGCGTAAATGCATTGATGAATTAACTATCAAACCAGACTTCTTGTTAATTGACGGTACGGTTTGGGAATCTTACAATGGTTTACATGGCGAAATAAGCCATTCTTTGGTGACCAAGGGTGATGATACATATACATGTATAGCAGCTGCTGCGATAGTCGCTAAGGTAAGACGTGATGAATATATGGTTAAGTTACATGATTTATATCCAGAATATAATTGGTCATCGAATAAAGGTTACTTAACTGCTGACCATATAACAGCGTTAAAAACCAATGGTTCAAATAGATACCATAGAAAAACATTCATTTCAAAATTTTTAACTGATTGATTTTTAACAAGTTAAAATAAATTTTAAAAATATTTAACATTTTACTTGACAGGGCTTATTTTTTTTCGTACCTTTGTACCACTTAAATAATCAATCTATATCCATTATATTATGAAAACATCATTATTATCTGCAATGCAAACAAACGATTCACGTACTGAAAACGGTATGGTGACCAACTCATCATCACTTAACTCATGTGTTGACTTATTTTTCCAAATAGGTGCGATGCGTGGTCAAGATAAGACTCGTCTTATCAACGCTTTTACCAAAGCGTATGGTGAAAATCCGTTGACTGCAATGCGTTTGTTATTTTGGGCTCGTGATATACGTGGCGGTGCTGGTGTTT